GTCAGAGCCAGCCAGCGTGAAGTTGACGGTTCGGACTGGCAAGGCTCGCGCTCCAAATGTTGCCCTAGTCACGCGCTGAATCCTTGTCGTGCGGCTGGCAGCCCCCTTGATTTTTGGTGCGCTAAAGACGGAGTGCGGCTCAGGACCGCTGCGCGATGCTAAGCCAGCGCCGAAGTACGGCGTCCCACCATCGTAGGTTCGGAAGTACGGGTCATTCGTCAGCGGCGTGTTTCTGTCCCATCGAGCGCGTGTGTTTGCCGCCTGTACGAAGATACCCTTCACAATCTGATCGTGGTCAACGTCAACCGTGAACGATCGCGCGAGCATTTTGCTCGCGGCGCTTGCCGATCCAGCGGTGACAGATGCTGGGTCGGTGACGATCTCCAACGGAGCGTTGGCGTAGGGTGGCGCTGTTTTCACTGGGCCGTAGTTGATGCGCCCGTCCCCATCCACCCAGTAGCGATAGACCTCGCTAGAAGCGCCTGACGCCTCTTCTGCGATCTGGTCAAGCACGCTTGTCAGGCTGGCTGGCTTGAAGGTTTGGCGTCCGATTGTGACTGCAGTGCCGGAATAGACTGCGCGCGCACTGCCGCTGATCACCGAGGTGTCCAAGATTTGCCGCGTGGTTGCGTCGTTCACTTGGTTGTAGACCTTTGCCAAGATTGCGTTGATGTGGTCGCGGTCGGTTGTGGTGCTGTTGCCGCGCGAGAACGGTCCAACCATCTGCTTGATGTTCGCGCCGACAAAGCCCTTGCGAACGATCGTCTTCTCAAGCCACGCATCGGCATCCGCCACGCTGACCGTGCATCGCGTGCCTAGTCCGTTCGGGAGCAGGCTGGCTGAGACGTTCGTGATAAAGCCGAGGAAGAGCGGCGTGCCAGCGCTGTAGCGGGAATCAAAGAACTGCACCCGCGCGTTGTCGTAGACGCCACCTGAGCGCCACCACGGTCCGCCGCCTGGCGTCACTGGCTGGATGACGTCAAAGGTCATCTGCCCGCCGCCATCCCCCGAGAGCGTCAGGGAGAAGGTCGCAAGGTCAACGTACGGCGTGGTCGTTGCGGACGGCGCTGGCAGGTCGAGAAGGTTTGCGCCGCCGTCTACGCCTGCGATGACAAGGCTGAATGGGTTGGCCACGGCTTAGTAGCCTCCGCGCCGACCGGTGCCTTGCCGAATCAGGGAATCCGATACCAGCTTGTCCTGCTTCTGCGTGCCGATGCTGAAGTCAATGCTTGTCTGTAGGTACGACGAGGTGCCACCCATCGGCGAAGCGACTCCGAGATTGCCGCCGCTCAGGTACTGCGTGCGCGCGTTGCCAGAAAGTAGCGCGCCTGTCTTGCTGCTTGCAAGGCTGTTGAAGATTCGGAAGGCTTCGTTGATTCCGTCAATCAGCCCCTTGATCGTTCCAAGAATAATCTTGAATGGGATCAAGGCAAGGTCAATCACCGTAAGCAAGACTTCGCCAAAGCCGCCCTTGAATCCAAGCGTCTTGGAGAGGTCGTCAACGGACTCGAACAGCGGCACGATGTATTTGTCAATGACATCGCCGATTATTGGTCCAACCTCACTGAACAGTTCCGATAGTTCAGGCAAGATGTTTTCCGTAAAGAACTTGAGGCCTTCTGTCACACGAGGCAGAAACTGAACCCCGAACGCTTCAAACTCGTCGTTCAACGCCTCTTGAGCGGCAAAGAACTTCGTGGCGGTACTCTTGGCAACCTCTTCTGCAACTCCTGCGTACTTTTCGTTCGCAAGCCGACCAATGTCGGTTAGCTTGATGCCATCTTTCAGTTCGCCGAAATATTGCTTTAGCCCCTTACTGGAGCCGCCTTTCGCCGCCTTGCCGATGTTGAGAAGGATGGTCGCGTAGTCATCCCCAGTTGCGGCAGCGATGTTGGCTGCAATGGAACTTGCCTTGAACAACTTCTCCTGATTCTTGAAGAAGCGTGACCCGCTTTCAAGCCCCTCCCTGACCTCAGTGTCGGCAATGCCGAATCTGCGGAGCGCCAGAATCTCTGCCTCAACCTTTGGACCAATCTCGTCAAGAGCGAATCCTCGCGCCTTGAGCGCGGCATTCAGGCGGATAATCTGCAGCTCTTCGTCAGCGGCTGCCTTGATCGCCCCGATCGTAAAGCCAGCAAGCGCAGTCGCGGCAACAACAGATGCGGTGGCGATCCCCCTGAGCGCGTTGATCCCTGTGCGCTTTAGGCTGCCAAAGCTCTTACCGACGTTCCCCAGTGTCTTGGTCGCGCTGTCCTTTGCGACGACTGCGAATACTGCCTGACCTGTTGAGGTGACCATTTATTACCCTCTCCGCTTGAACTTCGTGATGCGATCACGGAAGAGCTTGTCGTCAAAGAACTTTGCGATTGTATCCCAGTAAGAGTTCAGCGCCGTCTTTCGCACGTCGCTGCGGTTGGCAACCTGCGTCACGAACGGACGCCCCTTTACGCCCTTGACGGCCTTTGGTCCGTTCTTGGTTTCGCGCACCGGCTTGATGCCTGTGGTGACGAACCAGCGGTACCAGCCGCCGTTCAGGTCGCCTCGGCTCTTGCCTGGGCGCGGACCCACGGTGGCGGACGGTCGGGAATACTGACCGCGCTTGGCGTTGATTGAGTTCCGCAGGCGCCCTGTGCGGACTGGCGCCTCTGCCTTCATCGGCTTGACCATCGTGCGCGAGGCGTTGATGGCGGCAAGCGTCAGCAGGCGGCTGAACGCCTTTGGGTTAGACCCCTGCAAGAAGCCAAGCTGGAACTGGTTGTAGGACTCCTCAAACCTCAACTCAAACTCTGCGACGGATTTGGCTGGTGTTGAAGGCACTACTTCCGCTCCTTTGGTTGCATCTCAGCGTGGAGTTGCCACGCCTGAATCACCTGTTCAACTGGCAGGCTCGCCACCTCGTCTGGCCACATCCCGAACTTAGCACCCAGAAGGTGAAAGATTATCTCTGGCGGCGGCACGACTGGTTGCCCAATCGCCAGCCGCCTAGCAGCGAGCCTTACTTGGGGTCCAGGCTGTTCCCCGAAGCCCACTTCTCAATCGTTGCGGTGAGTGCCTCAATCGGCGCGTCCATCACGTCAGTGATCGCCTCGCCGTTGATGCCCTTGAAGTTGTGGGAGACGACGATCTGCGCGAACGCTGCAAGCGCACGCGACGGAACGCCGCTCTCCAACTCCAACAAGATGCGTGCCGAGACCTGCGGTCGCAGCTCGCACTGCCAGCCGGCGAACTCGCCGTCTAGCGTGACAACCTTATTTGCCATTCACTCCTCCTCTGCCCGATTAGGGCGCTACGTCCAACGGTGAATCCACAATGACTTCAAGCGACTTGCCCGAAGTTGCGTCATACGCGAGTCGCAGTGTCACCTCGTTCACGATCAGCCCGTCCTGCTCAGCCGAGAGCGGAACGACTGACTCGATCACCCACGAGCCAAGAATCCACACGCCGTAGTTATCGGTCGTGGTGCCGTAGATGCGGAGGAAGCGCTGCTCTGCCTGCTCGGTGATGCCCCACGCGCCGTTGGCGATTGCGTCGCTGTTGCTTGCAACCGTGATCGTGAGCGTTGCATCGAGCGCCTGCGTGAAGGCTGCGGTTGCCGCCGAGAGGGTGGCATCCAGTGCGTTCACCATCGCCATTCCCGTCGTGATTGACAGGCTGAACGAAAGCAGGTGGTCGTAGTCTGTCGCGCCTGATCCCGCCTTGTCAGGGAAGTTTGTGTCGCTTGCCAACTTGAGCAGGCGGCCAGCAAGCATCGGCTGAACTGGGATTGCGGTTGGGAAGGAGAGCGAGGAAGTCGCCACGCTTGTTGCCCCAAAGGTCGCGCCAGCCTGCAGCAACCCTGAGGCGTCTGCAGAGAGCGTGATCTCCGTTGGGATTGCATCCGTCACGCGGTACTTCTGCACGCCGTCCGTGACGAGCATCGAGTAGAAGATTGGTGTGTCTACGTCGCTCTGGTTCGGACTCCACGTCCACGAGTACGGCGCAGCCGTCCCTGCAGTCGTCGCGCCGATGGCGTCAAAGAAGAGTGGAAGCGTGCGGAGTGAAGCTGCTGACTCAGCCAGCGTGATGACTGGATTCTTGCCAGTGATGGAGACGCGCCCAGCCTGAATCGGCGTGCGCTTTCCAACGCTCGTGTCTTCGCCGAGGTCCACTGTGACGCCGAGGTCAATCGTGCCAACGGCATCTGCGAACAGGATTTCGCCGGTTGCGGTTCCGATGCTTGCGGCCGTGCCGAAGCCAGTCTGCGAGGCTGCTGCGATTCGCGTCAGAGCCTTTGCGCCGTAGGTTGCCATCTTGCTCTCCTTGCTCTACGCGGTGTAGGCGATGGTCTCGTAGACCGTCACCTCAGCCGTTGCTGAGACCGTCAGGTAGTCCTGATCGGCGTATGTATCGGTTCCCATTGTCGTGCTTGTCACGGCAACCTGGACCGCTTCACCTGAGATTGTCACCGCGCCGTTGAAGGCGTCGCGGAGCCAACTTCGGAAAGTATAAAGGTCGCGGTACTTCTGCTCCATTCGTGGGATCGGGAGAAGGTACGCCACGACGTTGACGCTCAGCACGACCGTGCGGTTGCCTGAGCCGACGCTGATCGAGTCGTCCGCTGGCAGCAGCACGATGGCTGGCACGACCGCGAGGGACTCTGGTGGCGTCGTATGGACAGCTCGAATGGCGTAGCCAAGTGGTGGCTCAACTGACTTGAGCCGCTCGGCCATCGCGTCAAGGATGTCTAGGTCGTTCATCTGACGAGTGCCGCAATCTCTTCCTCAGTCAGCCCAAGCGCAGCAAGTTTGGCGCGCGCGCTTACCTTCAATGGATCTTCTGCTGGCGGAGCAGGAGGCTCTGGTGCAACCCAGTTGCCGTCAACGCGCGTCCAGCCGATGCCAACGCCTTCAGGCGCAAGTTCAACGGTTGTGCCTTCTGGCGGCGTCCAGTCGGACACTCCGTCCCAGACAACCGCGTTCATAACCTGTTCGTCTTTGATCACAAGATAGGAGCTCATCCAATCACCCATACCCTAATGCGGCCATTGCCGCCTGCTCCACCTGCGCCAGATGTTCCGCCTGTGCGTGCTGCGCCACCGCCACCCCCGCCGCCACCAGGCTGAGCGCCATCGGCTCCAGCGCCACCATTTCCACTTGTTGATGCACCTCCGCCGCCACCGCCGTCACCGCTCCCTGCGGTTGGGGTACCGCCAGCACCGCCGCCAGCAGTCCCGCCAACAGGGCCGTTGCCATAGGTCAAAAGAGGCGTCCCAGGGCTGGCTTGAGTGATGTGCTGACCGTAAAGTCCATATCGTTTGCCTCCCTTTGTTCCAGCGAAAGCGACACTAGAACCGATGTAGCCGCCAGCGCCGCCACCGCCACCACCAAAATCATTGTCAAACCCAGAGCGAGCAGCATTGCTAAAACCTCGTCCAGCGTTTCCTGCATAAAGCAATGGCTCGCCCCAGTTTGTCACTGTATTGGCGCCAGTTGCTACTGTGCCAGCACCGCCATCTGTGGCAGTACCAGAGACTGAGTTGAAAATCCCAAGCCACGCAGGCGCACCAGATCGCTGAGTACTTCCAGAAAGATGACCGAGCGAGAGAGATCCGAATGAAGTTGCTCCTGGGAAACTCCCATTGACCCCACTGCTTGCAGTTGTCGCAGTTCCGCCAGCGCCGCCAGCCGCAATCGTGGCAGTCACCGTCCCGCCAGCCGTACCGAAGGCTGACGCAAGATATGTCCAAATTCCGTAAGACCCGCCTGCGCCTCCGTCTCCACCTGAAGCATCCGTTGGAGCACTTAGGACTGCACCACTTTTCCCACCAACTCCAGCGTTGACGATTTCAACAACGATAATCGCGCTTGACGATGCGTTTGCAGGAATGACGAATGATCCAGACGAGGTGAACTCCTCATACTTGAGGATGCCGCCGCTTGCAGCAGCCGCAGCCCATACGGGAACGCCAGCCGTTCCAACGGAAAGAACTTGATTTGCAGTACCAATTGCAAGGCGAGTCGGTGTAGCCGAGCCTGATGCGTAAATGATGTCGCCAGCCGCCGTCACCGTATTCTTTGGAATCGCCGTTCCAGCCAAGTCATAGGCTGACTTGACGCTGTTCGGCGTGGCTGCGGTCGTCGTACTTGTGCTGCTCGTGGAGTCCGTCAGTTGGACGATGCCAGCGGTCGTGGTCGAGCCAGCAGGCGGAACCGTGGCAGCAGCCTCCAGTTCAACAAACTGCGTTCCGTTCCAGACCTTTGGGATGTTTGCCATTTAGCCTCCTACGATTGCGCTGATTTCTTCGTCAGTAAGACCAAGAGCAGCCATCTTAGCGCGTGCGGATTCCTTTGCCGCAATGCGTGCGTTTTCAGCCGCGTCCTGTTCGGCTTGAGCAGCAGCAGAGGCCGCCTGGTCAATAGCCTCTTGCGCCAACTCATCAGCCGTAGCCTCGCGGTTGATGATCTCGCCTGTTGCGACGTTTACTTCATAACGCATTAGGACACCCCATAGAGATAGAACTTGCCAGTGATTGTTTGCGTTGAAGACCTTACAAAATCAAGGCTCGTGACGGCAGCCGTACCAAGATAAACACCAGTCCACTCTGCAACTGCATCGCTAGGATCGTTTATTGACACCATTCTAAAAAACTTGTTCTGGTTTTCGGTATAAAGAAAAATGTCAAGCGTCCCTTTGGATTGACTGTTATACACGGTGCCGCTTGTCGTAGTCGCCCCGATAGGAGCATTTTGATTGCTGGTTCCAATCATTGTTGCAGTTGAGTCTGATGTGGTTGCCGCTCTCTGTCGCGCAAAGTATCGACCAGAGGTCGAGTCGTTATTGAATCGGATCCCCCACCACGGACTGGTCACGCTTTGAAAAACGTCAAACCAGACTAACTGCAGGTGTTTATAGGTTGTTGGAATGCTGGTAAACGCAAGGCTAGTCGCTGCGCTTGGCGTAGCCGTTGCAATCAGCGTCATTCCTCCGCCAGCCGCAGGCGTCGTCCACGCAGGCACTCCGCCTGAGACGCTCAGTACCTGCGAAGCCGTACCGATCCCAAGTCGCGCAGGCGTTGCGCTGCCGCTCGCATAGATGATGTCGCCAGTGGTCGTCAGCGTCGCCTTTGCAATGTCTGGACTTGTCGCCCACGCAGGCACGCCACCAGAGACGACAAGTTGCTGCGCCGCTGTACCGATGGCAAGTGTCGCTGCCGTACCAGCTCCTGCGCCATAGATCATCGCGCCAGTGCCAGTTAGTGCGGCGAGCGGGACGGCGTTGATTGCCGTTGCCGTTCCAGCCGTATCTACCCAGACGTCGCCAGTGCTTGGCGTGACTGGAGCAGCCGTGCCGACGCTGACCTTCGCCTTTGTCGCGGCAAAGTCATAAGAAGTCTTGACGCTGTTCGGCACTGCGGCCGTGGTCGTAGAGGTCGAGGCTACGGAGTCAGTAAGCGTGGTGACGCCGAACACGCCGCCAGTGGCGGCAGTGCCAGCCGTGAAGTCAATCCATTGCGTGTTGTAGTCAGTGGCGTTGATCTTGGAGAGGACCTGCCCTGCAGTCCCGCCGACCGGCACGCCAGTTCCTGCAGGTCCTGTCGCACCTGTCGCGCCTGTCGCGCCTGTTGAGCCAGCGACGCCTTGCGGGATTGAGAAGTCAAAGATTGCTGCGCCAGACGATCCAACGTTCGTGACCGTTGCGTTGGAGCCAGCGGTGCCAGTGATGACCGTGCCGACCGCGATCGTCGCAGCGGCTCCTGTCGCGCCCGTCGCGCCAGTCGCGCCCGTAGCGCCAGTTGCGCCTGGCACGAGAACAAAGTCAAAGACGGCCGCAGACGATGAGCCAGAGTTCGTGACGGCTGGCGCAGTTCCTGAGGTGACGGTTCCCACCGCGATTGTGGCTGCGGAACCAGCCGCGCCAGTGGCACCCGTGGCGCCTGTCGCGCCAGCAGGACCCGTGTCGCCAGTGTCTCCCTTGACCAGCACGAAGTCAAAGACTGCAGCCGATGACGAGCCAGAGTTGGTGACGGCAACCGCTGTCCCTTGCGTGACGCTGCCCACAGCAATGGTCGCAGCGGAGCCTGCGGCTCCCGTTGCTCCCGTCGCGCCGGTGGCGCCCGTAGCGCCAGTTGCGCCTGGATCGCCCTGATCTCCCTTGTCTCCCTTTGCAAGAACGAAGTCAAAAATTGCCGCTGAGCTTGAACCGCTGTTCGTCACCGCGACTGCAGTTCCTTGCGTGACCGCGCCAACGGTGATTGTCGCGGCAGAGCCTGCAGCTCCAGTCGCGCCCGCTGGACCTGTCGCGCCAGGTACTAGCGTGAAGTCAAAGACGGCGGCGGAACTAGACCCAGTGTTTGTGACGGCGGCTGCGGTGCCAGATGTGACGCTGCCAACCGCGATCGTTGCGGCTGATCCTGCGGCGCCAGTCGCGCCTGCGGGACCTGTATCGCCGGTGTCGCCCTTGACGAGCGTAAAGTCAAAGACGGCAGCAGACGACGAGCCGCTGTTGGTGATTGCGAACGCGGTGCCTTGTGCAACGCTGCCGACAGCAATGGTGGCAGCAGAACCAGCAGGACCTGCGGTACCCGCTGGGCCAGTTGCGCCTGCAGGACCTGTCGGACCCTGCGCGCCTGCGGGTCCAGGTGCCTGAACGACAATCTCTGTGCGCGTGTCGTTGATCGAGATAATCTGCTGCGTCAGGTCAACTTCTACGGTCATCGCGTCACCTCAGGTGAAACTGTTGCTGCTCCTTGCAAGAGGCGTGTCACCACGCCGCCTGCGCTCACGAGTTCAAGGTCATAGACGCCGCTGAACGGCGCGGTCAGTGCAGCCGTGGTCGTCGCCGAGATAAGGATTGCAACCGTGCCAGCCGCTCCGCCGAGCGTGATGCCAGCGGCATTCGTCAGGCTCACGATGCTCGTGGCGGACGAGTAGGTCTCGCGCACCTGCATCCGCGCCGTGTAGCCAGTCAGGTTGATCGCAGTCCCAGCCGAGTCCTTCCACGTGATCGTCAGCTCGAAGGTTGCGCCCTGGTTGATGGTGATATTGAAGGTATTGCCAAGTGCCATTAGCGAGCCAACCCTTCGCGCTTGCGGTATGCCTCAAGCAAGACTTGAGATTCAGGGTGCAGTGCGCGTGTCTGGCGGATGATGCCGCCGAGGTCTTGCGAGCCGATCACGCCGAACGGCGAGGTGCGGCTTGACCACACTGCACCGGCTTGAATGATTGCTGCTTGCTTTACGGCGCTTGGCACGGACGGCCATCCGAAGACGCCGACCACCTTGACGCCGCGATAGACGTCGCGTGGGAAGTTGCGCGGCCAGTTGACCGACACGTCAATCTCGTTGTACGGGAACCCATCAAGCGCGGCATTGCCAGGCGCGAGGTTGTAGTCCGTGTCCACCGTCCACGTCGTCTCGTATGTGCCGTTGCCGTCGTCGTCAGTCGTCAGCGTCGTAATGCTTACAAGGTCATCAACGAGGACGTACTTGTAGTCCTCTGCCGTGTAGTAGCGAGTTTGTGTCGCTGTGCCAAAGCCGTTCTTGCGATCGGTGTAAAGGTCAATGAGTGCGTCGGTCGCATCGAGGACAGACTGCAGCGCCGTATCGTCGGAGCTGTCGCTGATCCCGATTGCAGCCTTGAACTCGGCGAGACTTGCGTATGACATTTAGATGCCTCCGACTGACAAGACGGTAAGGATTTGACCATCGT